TGTATATTGTTCATTCCAAAGAGCATAGTTGAGATAGGGCACAGTAATTTTGATAGTCGTGTCTCCTTTCACATCTATGTTCATTGATGGTACGTTTCCTATATTGGACACTGTTGTATTATACGCAATGCGTATTCGCATGCGGAATGCGTAAAAACAGGGTAGGTTAACGTAGATGAGGTATTTAATGGATCCTCGCCAGTATTTGAAATTTGTGGCTGCTATCGCTAGATAGTCAGCTCCATCAAATCCAGATCCGACGGTTAAAGGTTGTACAGCTGTTTGCCAACTAACTGTTATTCCATTAAAGACATAAATGTCAAAAAGCATGGGTTTGCCTGCAAATGCCGCTAGTGATTTATAGGAGGTATCCATTCCATAATTCACTGGACTATTTGATATTCCGGGGTTTTGGTATAAACTCAGGGAAGTGGCATTATCCAATCCTGTTGCATGATTGGTATCATTGAAGTACTGATTAAGTACCATACGATTTGCTTGTTTGTCGAGGGGCTTGGAAAGCTCGGTGCTAAAAATGGCGTTAATAACATCGGCTATTGGACTCCAAACACCCCCAATAATTGGTATTGTTCGTGCGATGTGGGAAATGTTTCTTACAACCATTCCTACACTCGCGTCTTTTCCTTGTGTTGCTTTTGCTTTTGCCTCTGCGTCAGACTTTGCGGTCTTGTTCGCACTAGGAGGCACTATTGCTCCAGTTGCCGTTCGCATCTGGGACTGGAATCCGGCCAGGCTCATTTCTTTGATCGAGCCATAAACTTCTATAGGAATAGAAGCCGGTATACCAGCATTTGTTGTAAGCAAAGTGAAAAGTGGTAAAATAAATACAGTTGCGGTTTCTGCTGAAGTTCCTGTTGCTGTAGTAGTATCTTGCCAATCTTCTGGACTAAGGTAAGGTATTTTAATAGAATTCGAAGTTTGCGCTGCTGCTGCAAGTATCGTTGCATGATACGCAGACAAAGATTGAATGTCAAGTGGTACGGTGGATGCATTAATGCATGGTAACCAACCGACCATAAGAGCACCTTGATGGTATTGTGAGGACACCATCTTAATGTCAATTTCAAAACAGGCACGAAAAAGCCTGTAAAGTTTGAAAAGTGCTTGAACACCTGTTTGTACAGCCAAATTCCCAATGAGCGGAATTTTCTGTATTGTTGTAGTTGGTGTCCAGTTGAAAGAATAGATGAGAAACTTTCTTTCAGGTATATCCCCCAGCGATGGAAATGCATAGGGGGTAGTAAGTTGCCGGGATGGCACAGATTTACAATCATCGACTTTTATATCTTCTGATGCTTCGATGAAGGTTGTTAATCCTGAAGTTGCTGTTGAAGAAACCCCTGGATCATTTGCTAGAGTCACGGTTGACTCATTTGTAGTTGCTGTTGTTTGTGCTTGTGTTCTCGGGACACTGCGTTTGGCGAACGAACCTAGGCAGTATTGTCAAGCTCACGTTTTATAACGCTGTCTCCGATATCTCCCCCATACTAATAAAAGTATTGTGAGTGGGGGCCTTACGTATTAAGACAGAGAGTTCGCAGGCCGAAGCGTGCTTAAATGTTTCTCAAGCATTTATTTGTGCGCCAGTGAGTGTAGGCGCTCTGGGTATTTACCCATTTGTAATACGATAATATATTTCGAGCTGATACTCCTCATAAGTCATAGTTATGACCTCTGTTGGGAGGAGTGCTCGAAGATAAATGTTCATCTGTGTTACATATTTTTCGAAAGTTTCTTTGTCGTGGCGTGCTAATTCTGACGCAGCCACCTTGCAATTAATTGCAAACTGTTCGAGTATTGTTGATGATGATGAGCGTCGAACCCATTGTATCATCGATTCTATTGAACTCATGTTGAGCGGGCATATCATTAACGCCTTTTGTTCAAAGCGTCTAGCCAAAAATTTAATCTGAGTAAGGTGAGAGGTTTCTGAATTCTCTCCTTTATCAGGATTTGTTCGTGTATGGTTAAACATGATTTTTGCCGCTTTCCAAATTTGTTCTCGTGTAATTAAGCTTTTCAATATGGCTAATGTAAGGTCGTCTCCGAAGGTCCATTGGGAGGCCACTTGATTGAAAGGTTTTTTAACTATTATTCGTATTATGCAACGATTAATTGCTGCATTACAAATAGAATTTAGAATTGACGTCAGTATAGAACCTGACGGTTGGAATTTTGAAAAAACTACAATTTCTTCTATTACTATCATTACGTTGAAATTTGCCGTAACGATAACATATATAAGAATATCATGCCGAAGCACGACTTTGTAGTCACCGATTTCTATTGTTACTTCTTTGCCCTCCAGGCAAAAAAAATGAACATATTCCTCTGGAAATGTTTCGGTGAATTCGTGTACTATGAAATTTTGGTCCCATTTCTTTGTGTCATCATCGCATATATCATGCGAAATTGCTGACAGTTTTCTGTAGATAATTTCCCAGTCTAGTGAGTATGGATTGCATCCAACCGCTATATCTGAGGATGACCAATTTGATTCTAGTTCAGTAATAAAATTACCAAGAATCATTAATGTGATCAGCATAAGTGCGAAGTTGCCCATGTAAAATGCGCGGGTCTTTCCTTCTAACGCTTTTGCTTTATCTAGTATTTCATCTTTGAGGCATAGGAGTGACCAGTTAGCTGGTATTTTTCCTTGTTTTACCTCAGAGAACCAAAGACATATTAACATTTTTACAAAGCGATGTATATAAACACCTTCGCCTAGTGAAACGAAATAGTCTTGGTCTTTGCGTGCATCATATTCGGTCTGATTTACGCAAATGTACTCTTTTTTGAGTTTACCGTATTTTTTGAGATAAAATGCAGTTGATGTATCACGCGGAATTGCGTGAGTCCGAGGATGATGGCGCATCCCAACTATTGCTTCTCGTAATGTGAGTATGTGTGCGTCACAATTACCGAGTGTTGGTTCATTGAAAATGCCTTCATAATCGGATTTTTGCAAATATTTTCCAAATATTACTTTCTTGTCCTTAAAAGCTGAAATGGAAAGTGGTAGCGGATCAATGCCATCCTTTTTGAACATAAGGGCCGGTGCGCCTGATATGTCAAAAGGTGGTGGTTTAGTATACATCTTCC